TGCAAGCCTGTAGGAACAGACATTGCCACAGAAGTGACCGTTCCAGCAGAACCGAAGTACGGTAAGGTGTTCCAATTATCAACACCGTTGCCGACCTTGAGCTTTAGCGTATCAATCTCAACGCCGACCTCACCCTCTGCAAGAAGTGGATTTGTCGCCGTCCAATCTGCGGCGTCGCCTCGACGAAGTTGAATCTGAATAGCCATTAAATCCCTCCGGCGTCAATAGGTGATACGCCGCCGTAAATGCTGGCCGGAAAGCCGCCGTCTAAGTTGGCAAAGGCTTCTCCATCCTTGCCAGACATACCTGCGGCACCACGCTCGCCCTTCTCACCAACAACTTCCCCGACATTAACAACTTTTCCGTCGGAGAATGTGACTATAAGCGAACCATCAAAATCAATGTTTGTGCTGACGATGGAGACGCCATCCTGGCCATCGGCCCCGTTTGCGCCGTTCTTGCCATCTTTGCCGTCTTTACCATCTCTGCCGTCTTTACCATCAGCGCCATTCTTACCCGCGTCGCCTTTAGGCCCCATGTCCCCCTTCGGGCCGACTTGCTTCTCAACGGTGCTGACGCTGGCTTGCAGTTCCGGCAGCTCTTTACTGAGCAGGATAGCAAGCGCCGCTAACTTTGCGTCTGTAGATGCTCCCGATAGAAGGATCTTTTTCGCATCCATTATCAGCCCACGATGCTCTTCAAGAAGTCTTCATCTTTTCTCGCTTGATTGGCCTTATCAGCCATCTGCAACTCGACGATCTTCGTCTTGTTCTTGATGTCCTCTTCCTTGAGCATCAACTCCGCAATCTTGATGCGCTTGTCGAACTCGCTTGACTCGTTTCCAGCAGGCAGGTTCTTCGTGGCAGAACTCACCGCTTTGATCTGCAACTCTTGCGGCATGAGCTGCGTCTCGGTCAGGAGCTTCTGCGCCTCCGCCCGGTTCTGCTCGGCCTGGGTCGTCTGCACCGCAATCTGAGCCTGCGCCGCCTGGAGAGCCAACTGCTGTTGCAGTTGCTGCATTTGCTGCGCTTCAGGATTGGGCTGGCTCATCTGGTCAAGCGCCGCGATCAGTTCGTAGCGGTTGGTCAGGCTGGAATTGTTCAGGATGCCCTTCAAGATCAGCGGCAGAACCGGCGTATTCGGCCCCAGCGTCTGCAACAGGCCAATAAACTGCTGCTGCTCGTACTCCCGCGCAATGATGCCCAGCGTCGCCGTCGGGATGAACTTCATATCCACCGACGGATAGCGCTCAGGGTCGAACTGCATATAGCGGAACGACGCCTTCTGGATGAACGGAATCAGGAAGTCCTCTTGGAAGTTCACCAGGGTGCGCTTGTACTTCTTGATGATGGTCGCCACCGCCATCGACAGCCCTGCGCCGTCGCGGTTGACCTGGCTCACCATGCCCTGCGAGTCCAGCGTGCCCGTCGCCTGGAGCAGCATCCGTTCGAACTCCTTGGCCGTGGTCAGGTTCTCCGGGCTGGACTGCCCGAACTTGAACGGGTAGAGAATCTCCGACGGATTGCCGTTGACCATGAACGCCTTGCCAGGCTTGACCTCGAACCGAGCGCCACGCGGCAGTCGGGTTGCGTCCATGCCCATCATGGGGGCCGTGGTCAGCGCCAGCGAGTCCAGATGGCTACGCACCTGAGCGTCAATCGCCTTTTGCATGTTGTAGGACTTCTCCACCGTCCCGCGCCCCAGCAGGCGGTTGGGCACCGTATCATCTTGATAGGACAAAACCGGCCTGTCCTTCATCATGTACGGGTTTTCCTCTGCTTTTAGCAGCATCCCGCCGTTGGCGATGACCACAATGGCTTCCACCATGTTGGTGTAGTCCTCTGCCGCCGAGTCATCGGGGAAAAGTTCCACCACATCGGTGTCTTCTTCGGTCAGATACTCTTTAGGCACCAGACCGTAGTAGGTCAGCAGCAGAACCTTCTCGTCTTGGTATTGGCTCGGCTCCTGCGTCGGCTCCAGATCGGTGTCTTCATACGCTGGGGCGATGTTGACCTTGCGATAGATGCCCTTTTCGATGCCCTCGACCACCTTGTGGATCGAAACATACTTCTCAATGGCCACACCCATGCAATCGTCGATGCTGGTGCCGTTGGGGTCGAACAAAAAGTTCTTCGGATTGACCGGAACGAGCTTCACAGCCACCCGATCCTTCTCCACCACGCCGATTGCCGCCTGGCCGGGCTGTCCGGGGATGGCTTGGGTCGCCGGTTCGAAGACTTTTTCCGTTTTGACGATGATTTCGCCGATTCCGGTGCCGTAAATCTCGGCCATCAGCTCGATCTGGTCGATGGACTTGCGGATTTTGTCCTGCTTGAAGTCCTCCATGAGCTGCGCCTTCAGCACAGCCACATCCAGAGGGCTACCGTTGATGTCTTTGAGGTCATCGGAGATGTCAAAGAACTCGCCCTGACCGAAAATCGCCTCCATGATCTCCGCATGGCGCGTCTCGACGGCCTGCTGCGTCGCCGGAGTGACGATCCTCGAGCGCTCCGAGTCCCGAACCTTGTCCTCTGCCGCCCACTCACCCCTGAAAATGCGCTCGTACTCCAGCCAGGAGTCGAGGAAGTTCACATCCCGATAGGTGCGCCAACGGTCGCAATGGTCAATGACAAAGGCGGTTAGCTCTTTGTCGTTTTCCGTGGGTTCGTCGAACTCGTTTTGATCCATATCAGACCCCTGCAATAACATCTATGGGTTCCCAATCGTCGCTATCTTCCTGCTCGAAGTAGCTAGTTATTGCCATCTGGTCGATGTAACTTAGCGCGTCTGGCAAATCGTCGTGGACGCCGGTAGACGGGAACATGAGAAGCTGGTCAATGAAAACATCCCAGTCTTCCTCGCTATTGAGCACGATTCTCCCATGCTCAAAGCGCCCCTGCAAGCCCCAGATGATCCGGTCGGCCTTCTTGCGGTTGCCATGCGTCAGGTCAACTATATGCGAAAACACATTGTTTTTTCGCATCAGATCGCTCAAATACGGCAAAACAGCGTTTTTTAGCGCCCCCCTCTCGATCCCCACGCTCAGGGGCCGGTAGTCGCGCATCTTCATCAGAATCTTCGCCGCCGTCTCCCGGATGTCCCAGCGACCATGCTCAATCTCCTTGACGAACCACTTGCCGTCGTCCGTCACCTTCACCACCGCAATGGCCGATTCGTCCAGGCGCTTTTTGGCGTTGGCCGCTTGCTTGGCCACTTCCTCAAAGCCCGCCAAGTCCACCGCCACGAAGTAGCTCCCATACTGCGGCTCCTCGCCGTACTTGATCCACTCCTCCTTGAACACATCCGCGCCAGCGTTGCTGAAAGACGCCATGTATTCCTGCTTGAACGCAAAGGTACTCAGCGTCTTCTTCGCCGACTCAATCTCGCTCGGGTCAATCAGCGGGTTGTCCTGGGTCGTGAAGTGCCAGCTCTTCCATTCAGGATCATCAGTTAACTTCCACAGATCATGGAACCAGTTGCGGCCCTTGGGCGTGCCGATGAACATCGCCCGACCCTTTTTGTCCGACAACGATGCCCGGATCACCTGCTCCCACGCCTCTGGCTTGATGTCGGCCACCTCGTCTAGCACCGCGTAGGTCAAGCTCACACCCCGCAGGGTGTCGGGCCGGTCCGCGCCGCGCACATAGATCCTCGCGCCGTTGATCAGCGTGATGTCCAGGTTGTTCACATGGCTCGACTGAATCACCTCTCTTCCAAGGTCCAGCAGCAAGTCCCAGATGATCTGCCGGGACTGTCCCATCGTCGGACTCACATACAGCACCGCCGAGCCTTGCGGACAGCGTAGCCCCTCGATGATCAGCGTCGTTGCCGCCAAGCGGGACTTGCCGCAACGCCGCCCGGCAGCAATCACCTTAAATCGGGTCGTGTCTTTGAATACCTCTTGCTGCCATGGCAGTAGGCTGAAGTTTAGGTCAGACATCAGTTACATCCCCCGCCTCAATAATAGTCGGTGTTTCGCCAAGGCCGGTAATGTTGATTGTCACGGCAGCGCGCTGAATTTTTTCCTTCTCAAAAAGGCTTACCGGAAGCATCCTGTCCATGCACAGCTTGAGCATCGCACCCTGCGCCGGGTGGTCATCGTTTAGCGCAATCTCGATAGCCTTTTGCACCACGTTTGTACCGGCACTTTCAAGAAGCATTCTTTTAAGCTCCCTGATCTGCAAGCTCTCCGAGCGCGGGAGGCTAACCGAGTTTTCCGCCAGCCTATGAATCGGAGTCTTGACCGACCCCCTCGGGCGACCACGCTTGCGTTTTGCCTTTTCCTGGTTCTGCGACCACAATTTTAGGGATGCTGTATCTCCATCCAGTGCTTTGTTATAAATAGCCTTGGCAATCTGGCCGCTGGCCTTAGCCTGGCCCAGCTCAATCTCGCGCCCGTATTGCTCCAGTAGCGTCGTCTCATCAATCCCAATAAGCGCCGCGATCTCGTTATACGGTAGGCCTACCCCGCTAGTGGATTCCACCAGCCGCCTTTGCTCCGGCGTGGGAGCGTGCTCAGTCGTTTGCAGGTTCATCTGCGCCCTCCAAGACAGCCTTCTTGCCGGTGAACTCCTCCCAGCGCTTGACGATCACGTCGCAATACTTGGGGTCTAGTTCCATCAAACGGGCCACGCGGCCATTCTTTTCCGCGGCTATTAGGGTTGTCCCTGATCCACCGAAGCTGTCCAGCACAATATCGCCGCCCTTGGTGTTGTTGAGCAGCTGGTACTCAAATAATGCCACCGGCTTCATGGTGGGATGCTCACCGTTGCGGCTGGGCTTGTCAAACTCCAAGATGGTGGTTTGTTTGCGGTCAGTGGCCCATAGGTGACCGGCGCCTTCCTTCCAGCCATACAGGCAAGGCTCATGCTTCCAATGGTAATCTTGGCGCCCCATAACCATTGTGGACTTTTTCCAGATCAGGCATTGGCGCACCTTCCACCCGGCATCTTGGGCTGCGCCACGGAAGTTATATCCCTCCGAATCGGCGTGCCAAATGTAGAAGACGGCACCCGGCTTCATCACCACATCAGCGGCCACATAACAGTCGCGCAGGAACTGTCGGAATTGCTCATCGCCCATCGAATCGTTCTGAATTGTCAGCGCGTCCTTTGTTTTTCCTTCATAGGCCACGTTGTACGGCGGGTCGGTCAGCCACATATCCACCAGTTGGCCATCGCACAAGCGTTCCAGCGCGTCAATGCTGGTGCTATCCCCACACATCAGCCGGTGCTTGCCCAGCAGCCATACATCGCCAGGCTTGGTAATCGGCTCTGGCCCAGCCTCGGGTACTTCGTCCTCGTCCACTAAGCCATCTACCAATTCTGGATTTAGTAATGCGTCTAGCTCTTTAGTATCGAAGCCGAGCAAATCCATGTCATAACCCTCGGCGGCTAACTCGCCAAGCTCTAGGGTTAGCATCTCATTATCCCATCCGGCATTTAACGCCAGTCGGTTATCGGCGATTACATAAGCCTTTTTTTGCGCGTCAGTTAAGTCGCGCAGCTCAATAGTTGGAACTTCGGTAAACCCGAGTTTTCTTGCCGCCATCAATCTACCGTGGCCAGCAATAATTCCACCATCGCCGTCGACCAATATTGGATTAGTCCAACCGAACTCTTTAATGGAGGCGGCTATTTGCGCGACCTGCTCATCCGAATGCGTCCGACTGTTACGGGCGTAGGGGATAAGCTCGTCTACCTTGCGTTGGGTGATTGTGATGCTCATGGGCGGCACTATACGATTTTTTTCAAAATTGCACTAGAAGGATGGAAAAACTCAATTTCGCTTTTTCAGAGTGGAGGAGGCACCACCGTTATCACAAGCCCTGCCGGACCCCTCCCCCCCCCTATCGAGTTATCCACAGAAAATTCACAGGTTATCCACAGAATCATGTACTACTTTCTACGGACTGTGGATAACTTGTGCAAAAGGTTTGTAAGTTGTTGATTTCATTGAACACTTACGCGAAGCTGACAAATAAAATGAAATACAACGCTCATTATGTCAAGTTCTGTTTAACTTTCCGGGCCTCAAAGTATTACTTTGCTGGCTGTCCACAGGGCAATTGTGAATAACTCGGGCATGGCGCTGTGGATAAGTTGTGGATTGCATAAGTTAGTGAGCGCAAACAAACAATCGAGATAAAAAAAACGGAGAGAAAAAATAAAAAGAGATGGTCGGGTGGTGCCTTTTCAGGCCACCAGAAGCCCAGAGACTTCCCAGCAAACGGGTCTTTATTGCTCCGATGCCTCTAGAACGCGTTTAACGGGCGTTTGTGGCGTTTTTGTTGTCGCCAATGGGTATTAGCACCACCAAGCTGTCGAACGCCATACCGGGCCTAAATCCAAGGCTGTAGAGGTGCTGGTATGTGTCAAGCACCTCGAGCCATCCCGCAGACATATCACCATCGCCTGCCGCCAGCAGGATGGCTCGCTGCCCATCGTCTATGTGCCGCTGGAACACCCGCACGTTTGGATTTGCTGGCCTTCCAATCCCATAAACACCCATCTCAACCCCTCCAAAATCATCACCAATGTTAAGACCCACTAACTTACTCAACAAACCCCGAAAAACCCCATACGCGGCATGACCCTATGACCCCAACCCTTAGGGTTGGGGGTCAGGGAGGGTCAACTTTGCCGCTTTTTTGTGCAACTTTGACCCTGACCCTAAACATGACCCCAGGGTCATCCAGGGTCAACTCTTACCTGTATTTTTCCTCAGTATCATGGCGCGTGCCTGCACCTCATCGACGACGACCC